CCCTTTTCTTTGGAGGCTTCTCTAAATGGCACTTCCGACCAACTATCCTCTGAATGAGCAGCGATTGGACTGCTATTCTGCGTCCATCGGTGCAACGCCTGCAGCGACCTATCTTGCGGCTCCGTTCCGCGGCAAGATTGCCAAGTTCGGCGGCGTTACTGGCGGCACGATCACCACGGCGAACTCAACCGTTACCGTGGCGGTCAATGGCACCACAATCGGCACCATCACCATCCTGTCGGCGGGCGCCGCTGCGGGTCAGGTGTTCACGGGAACGCCGACGACGAATGCGCTGGCTCAGGTGAACGAAGACGATGTGATTTCCTTCACGCCGGCTGGTGCGTCGGGGGCCTCGATCCCCGGTACGTTCTTCGCCGTCTTCCTGGGTGGCTAACGTAGATGGCGGTTTTCCAGATCAAACAGCCGTCATCGCGTCCCGGCACATCGCAGGACATTACGACCGGCGCCGCCTCGGCGACACTGGCAACCGCATTCGGAACTGAGACGTATCAGGTCCGTCTTTCGGCGACTGCCGCTGTCCGCTACCGCGTAGTTGAAGCGGCTGGCGGCACCGCTGTAGCTACCGACACGCTGCTCCCGGCGAACGTGGTGGAATACATCACGGTTACGCCGGGGCAGAAGATCGCGGCCATCCAGGAATCGGCCGCAGGTAAGCTCAACGTCACGGAAGTGAGCTAATGGACGGCCTGGCCACCAGAATCCATCTCGACAGCAATGGTGAAGATCTTGCTGTCGAGTCTCTTCAGGACGTTGAGCCGATCCTGGAATGGAACAAGGAGGCGCGCAAGGAAGAGCAGCGGTCGGATTGGGGGCGTCATGTCGCCCGTATTCCGAACGTGATCCTGACCAAGTGGCTCAACGAAGAGTGGGAGCGCGGCAACATCAGCATCAAGCTGTTCGGTCCTGAGATGGACGCACTTGTTGAGCGCAAGCTTCAAGACCCGGATTGGGCCTGGCTGCGCACTGACAAGAAATCGCTTCAGGCCGGCTGGTCTGCGGGGCTTGTGCTTTGACCACTATTACTGACTACACCTCGCTCCAGGCGGCGGTCACGGAATGGCTTGCCCGTGACCAAGACACGACGTTGATTGCCCGCATTCCGACGTTCATCCAGCTTTTCGAAGCCAAGATGAACCGCTCGCTTTACGTGCGGCAGATGGAGCAGCGTTCGACCACGACGATTGACACGACATCGACTGAACCTGAGTTCATTTCCCTTCCGACCGATTTCCAGTCAATGCGGCGCATCAGGTTGTCTAGTGTCAGCGGCAAGCCTCATCTCGACTTCAAGTCTGGCACTCAGCTTGACGAATACCGCTCGTCCTCCGACAACGCAGCCGGCCAACCGCTGTTCTTCTCGATTTTTGGCTCCGAGATCGAGTTAGCCCCTTCGCCGGATGCTAATTACACCATTGAGATGGTGTACCGGCAGAACATCCCGGCGTTGGCGAGCAATTCGACCAACTGGCTGCTGACTCTTGCGCCCGATATTTACCTGTACGGCGCCCTTCTCGAGTCCGCGCCCTACATGAAGGAAGACGACCGCATCCAGACATGGGCTCTTGGTCTTTCCTCTGCATTGGAGAGCCTCAATAACCTTGGCATGACCTCGACGTTCAATTCCGGGCCGATGGCAGTGCGCTCAACGGGTGTAACGCCTTGACCACATGGACGCCGAAGGCCCAACAGGCCGAAACGTGGACTGAGCAAAATCAGGCTGTGCGCGTGTTTGATCCCTTCGTGTTCGACCGCAACCCCATCTTCGATACTGGGGAATCTGCTGGCGTTTGGGACGCAAAATCCATCCAATCCGAGACTTGGACTGTTGAATGACGCTTAAGATCAATCACAGCGTCGTTACGGGAGCGGCGGCCAATCCGAATGTTCTGGTTGATGGCGTGGCTTGGGATGCTGACCATGCCTTGACCGGAACTGCGGATGCCTCGCAACTCAATTCGAGCGTCGTCCAGGCGGTTACGAATGACACGAATATCCAGGGCACGATTGCAGCCCAGAATCTGACATTCGCCTGGGGAGGCACGCTCGCGGCGGCTCGTGGCGGTTTCGGTGCAGACGTCAGCGCCCAGTCTGGCGTTCCTTTGTTTGCAGCTGGCACTGCGACCTTTACCGGCACGTCGGGAACGGGCAACTTCGTTCGCGTCACCTCGCCAACTCTTGTTACGCCCGCGCTCGGCACGCCATCAAGCGGCACGCTGACGAACTGCACGGGGCTTCCGCTTTCGACTGGTGTTACCGGCAACCTCTCGGTAAATAACCTCAATAGCGGCACGTCTGCGAGCGCGACCACGTTCTGGCGGGGTGATGGGACTTGGGCCACTCCGTCCGGTAGCGGGGGCAGTGGCTCGATCACGCCGCAGGGGCGCCTAACGCTCGCAAGCGGCGTTACGGTCATGACCAGCAATCAGGCCGGCGCGACAACCGTTTATTATACGCCATACGCCGGGAATCAGGTGCCGATCTACGACGGCACGAGCATGGTTGCCACTACTTTCACGGAACTATCGCAGACGACAACGGACACGACGAAATCTCCGGCTGCTGTTGCGGCGAGTTCAGTTTATGACATCTTTGTCTGGAACGACGGCGGCACGATCAGGGCCACGCGCGGGCCGGCTTGGACGAATGATACGACGCGATCAGCCGGCACCGCCTTGGTATTGGTGAACGGCATCTATCTTAACAACGCTTCCATTACCAACGGCCCCGCCGCTCAACGCGGGACTTACGTTGGCTCGATCCGGTCTAACGGATCGTCCAGCATCGATTTTATTTATGGTGGAAGCGCTGCGGGTGGTTCTGCATCAACGCTTTATGTCTGGAACGCCTATAACCGCGTTCTTGTAAATTCCACGGTGATGGATTCTACAGCTTCATGGACATATAGCCTACTAACGTGGCGCCCGGCGAACAACTCCACAGCCGCGCGGGTATCCTTTCTGTCCGGGTTGGCTGGCGACGTTTTCGAGGGCAGCTACGCGGCAATGGGCACCAATAGCGCAGCGGGGACTAGTGCGGGTGGCGTAGGCTACGACAGCACAACATCGTTTTCTGGTACAGCCCCGGCGTCTGGCGGTGTAGCCGGCGTTCTCGTATCCGGCCTTTCGCGGCACTCAACAACCGCATTGGGCGCGCATTATTTTCAGGCTTTGGAGATATCACAGGCTACCGGAACCACCACCTGGTACGGCGCAGGAAGCTTCTATCAGACTGGACTCAGGTTTTCAGGATTTATGTAATGGCGTCTTCTTCTGGCAATGCAACTCCTGACCTGTTCACGCTTGACGATTCGGTTTTTGGGCCTGGATATAAAAACACCGCTTCGGCCTCGCTTCGATCGCAAGTCATCAATCCCGCGCAAAAAACCTTGGTTCTGATTACGGCGGGCCAATCGAACTGGCAGAACATCAACCCGACGCTGTACACGCCAAGCAATGCGATCGTCATTGACAACTTCAATGTCTATGATGGCGGAAGCTACTCGATCGCAGGGCCGCTTCTTGGCACTCAATACACGGGTGTAGCGCCGCAGGGGCCAGGCAATCCGGCTGCCCGTGTTGCAGACCTGTTCGTCGCAAACGGCGTCTTTAATCGCGTCATTATTGCGCCTATAGCGATCGGCGGAACGACCATCGATAATTGGAGTAACACATCCAGTTCGCTTTATGGCCGGATCAGTGTTGCGGTCGCTCGCCTTAAATCAAGGGGTCTAAGCGCGGCGACAACTGGCATTACGTGGGCTCTGTTCTGGGGGCAGGGCGAGAGCGATGGCGGGACTTCTCAGGCGACCTATACCGCATCATTGAATGCGATCATCGCGAAGGCGCAGGCCGCAGGATTCAATGGGCGCGTCTTTGTGGCGCAGGAAACCTGGAATGCTGGCGTAACGAACGCCAATGTAAGGGCGGCGCAAGCCGCAGTAGTGAACAATACAACAGTCTTTTCGGGCGGCGATCTGGACACGCTGAACGCAACAAATCGACTGGCCGATAACATCCACTTTAACGATACGGGCGCTGGAGCGGCTGCCACGCTGGTCTACAACGCGATGCACGCGAGTGGATCACCGTTCTGAGCAGGGCTGCGGCGCCCCCCAGTAAAACTGTTTTCATTGCCGCCTGTTGTGAGGCGGCTTTTTCTATGGAGCTCCATGATGTGGAAGCAAGGAATGCGAAGCTAGCTTAGATGCCTCTGCTTAAGTGGGGCGCTTGGACGCCGGACACCATTGATTATGAATCGGCCAGCCCGAAGACGATCCTGAACGTCGTCCCGCGCGCTGACGGATACGGTCCATTCCCTAGCGTGTCCGCCTATACTCAGGCGCTTCCTGCAATCTGCCGCGGCGCGTTCTATGCGCTGAAGTCGGATGGCACGGTTGTCACGTTCGCCGGGACTTCGACCAAGCTCTACCAGTTGAACAACACGGACTTCAACTGGACCGATGTGTCCAAGGCGGCGGGGACTTACTCGTCTCTTTCTTCGGCGTCTCAGTGGCAGTTCGCTCAATTCGGCAATCTGGTATTTGCGACTCAGGCGAACGCTCCGTTGCAGGTCTTCGACCTGTCCTCGTCCACGGCTTTTGCTGACTGCGCCGGTTCCCCCCCGCAGGCAGCTTATATCTCGGTTGTCGGCAGATTCCTTGTTCTCTCCGGCTTGCTCTCCCAACCATACCGCATTCAATGGTCTGGTCTGAACGCAACGACGACATGGACGAGCGGGGTTAACTCGTCAGACTTTCAGGACTTCCCGGATGGAGGTATCGTTCGTGGCGTTGCCGGCGGCGAGTTCGGGATCATCTTCCAGGACCAGGCTATCCGTAGAATGTCCTATATTCCTGGATCGCCCCTGATCTTCCAGATTGATCGTATCGCGCAGGACAAGGGCCTCTATGCCCCTTACTCGATCGTGCGGGCGGGAGAGCACATCTTCTTCTATGGCACGCAGGGCTTCGCGAAGATTTCTCCTGGTGGTTATCCCGAGCCGATCGGGCGCGAGAAGGTTGACAGGACATTCTCGGTCGATCTTGACAAGGGTAATCTTCAGCTCTTGATCGGAGCGTCAGATCCGCGAACGTCTCGGGTTTATTGGGCCTACAAATCCATCAGCGGCCAAACCGGGCTTTACGACAAAATACTTGGTTACGATTACGTCCTCGATCAGTGGTTCTCGCTCAGTGATAACGGGGAATATCTGCTCGGTATTTCGCAAACTGGCCTGACGCTCGAGAGCCTGGATTCTATCTCATCCTCGATTGACGCCTTGACGCTCAGCCTTGATGCTTACGCCACGGCGGTCCAGCCTGAAATCGCACAGTTCAGTTCTGCTCACAAGCTGGGGTTCTTTCGCGGCGCAAACCTTGAAGCTACGCTCGAAAGCGGAGAGCAGGGCACGGACGGCAAGAAGCTTCGGGTCAAGGGCTTCCGGGTTGTGACGGATGCTGCGACCCATTATGGCTCATGCTCCTATCGAGAGACGTCGAATGCGACGGCGACGAGCGGGACAGAGGTTCTGGTGAGCTCCAGAACGGGGCGCTGCGACATGCAGCGTGAGACCAGATATACCCGGTTTAAGGCACGCATTCCCGCTGGGACGAACTGGTCTTATTGCGTCGGCGTCGAGCCTGACGTTGCAGGGGCCGGCTCACTGTGACGGTCTATGTTCCTGGCATCACCGAGAGCGATCTGAAGAAGATCGTTCTGGCGATACAGCAACTGGCAGCAGGTCGCTCAAATGCAGTCGGGACAGTGACGCTTACGGCAAATGCTGCATCAACGGCGGTATCTGACAATAATGTGGCCTCTGGGTCGACGATCCTACTCATGCCGACAACTGAAAACGCTGCGGCGGCCATCGCCACAACGTACATTCCGACAGCAACAATCGTAAACAAGTCATTTACGATTACGCACGCGAATAACGCCCAGGTTGACAAGACCTTTCGATATGCCGTCATCGGTTGATCTGATCTGCATCGATCCAGCCCGGATTGATGAGATGTGGCCGCATGTGCGCGACAGGATCAGGGCGGCGGTTGAGCGAACGGGCTTGAGTCACTTCGCTGACATCGAGAACGATGTTTTGACGGGGATGCAACTCGTCTGGATCGCTTGGAACGGCAAGGAAATCATGGCTGCGGCGACCACGCAGCTTGTGAAGCCATACGACAAGGTTTGCGTGTTGACGGCGTGTGCGGGTTATGACCGCGACAAGTGGCTGCCGCTGTTCGCCGAGATTGAGAAGTACGCGGAAAACGAAGGCTGCTCCTCCATGCGGATATATGGCCGCAAGGGTTGGGAGCGGGTGTTGACTGGCTATCGAGCCGAACACGTTATCTTGGAGAAGCGCCTTGGGCGGCAAATCTGAACAGACGACCACGCAGAGCTCTACCACCAACCCGTGGGAGCCGGCACAGGGCGCCCTAAAGGGCATTCTGGGGCAGCTCAATTCCTATGTGCCGCAGGCCGGCGCGACTGGATTGCAGGGCAATGCGATTGATCAGATCAACGCAAACAACGCTCGGTTCTCCAGTTATGCCCCGTCCATCTCCGGCATCACGAACGAGCTTTTGGCCGGAGGAGGGGCGAACAACCAGGCCGGAGCGATCAATCAGAACTACCTTGATTATCGCAATGCGACGCAGCCGCTGGCATCGAATACGGATTACAATCCGTACAACACGCCTGGGTTCAAGGATGCGATTTCGACCCTGACCAGCGACATTACGAACGGCGTGAACGGCAGCTTTGCCGCCGCCGGACGTGATTTCAGCGGTTCAAATTCGCAGGCGCTTGGGCGCGGCTTGACGCAGGGCTTAGCGCCGACGATCGCGGCTCAGTACAACCAGAACGTCCAGAACCAGCAGGGCGCGGCTGGCAACCTCTATGGCGCCGGCAACACCAATGCAGGGCTGTTGAGCGGCTTGCAGCAGCAGTCTCTTGCCAACAAGGGCGCTGGAATCAGTTCGATCGGGGCCGGCCTGGATGCGAGCAACGCGTCTGCGAACTCCACGATTGCTGCCGAGGCTCAGCGCCTGGGCATCCCGCTACAGAACCTTGGGCTTTTGGCCCAGATCGGCGTTCCCATTGCGGGGCTTGGCGGACAGTCCACGGGCACGTCGAACACGCAGAACCAGATGAGCGGCGTGCAGCAGTTCATGGGCATCGCGAATGGTCTTACCGGACTGTTCGGTGGTGGCGGTTCAGGAGGCGGCGGCTCTCTCGCGGGCATGGCGAAGTTCTTCTCTGACCGACGACTGAAGGAAGACGTTGAGTTGGTTGGAACGCTGTTCGATGGCACTCCGGTATATCGCTATCGCTATATCGGTCATCCTGCGTTCCAGATCGGTCTCATGGCGCAGGACATTGAGAAGGTCACGCCTGAGGCTGTTGAGGAAATCAACGGCTTCAAGGCGGTTGACTACAAACTGGCGACTGACAAGGCTGTGGAGGCTGCATAAGTGGGCCTGCTTGACGATATCTATAATCCGCAGACTTACAGTGGTGGTGGCGGGCTTCTGGACCGCATACTTCCCATGCTCGGCAACTATCAGTCGGCGGGTTTCCAGCCCCAGCAGCAGCCTGATCAGGCGTCGCCCATGCCTGTTGGTGGCTATCAGATGCCGCGCATCGGAAATCCTGATCAGTTTCAGCCGCAGCAGGTGATGACGCCGCCGAATGCGACGCCAACGCAGGGGCAGATGCCGCAGCCTCCCATGAATGCGGCGCAGCAGCCCCTTCCGCCGGCTTTGGGTGGCATTACCGGAAATGGATTCCTTGGCCAGTTGAGCGAAGGCCTGCGCAGCATCGGCAACGGCGGCTCTATTCTTGGGGCGATTACTGGCAACAGAACAGACCCGCAGAGCATCCAGCAGCAGAACCTCAAGGCCCAGTATGATTCTCTTGTGCCTGTTCTCGGTCCTCAGAAGGCGCTTCTCGCCGTCATGAACCCGGAGGCGGGGAAGACGCTGCTAACCGAGGCGCTAAGCAACAAAGAGAAATACGGCGTCATCAGCGAAGACCCGTTTGCCGGCAAGAAATACGGCTTCATCAACGAGCGCGAGCAGACCGTCAACGGCAAGCCGATCGGCGCTCAAGATAGCGCAATGGGTTCGGGCTCTCCGCTCGCTGACATGGAGCGCGCCAAGGCGGCGGGCGTGCAGGGTGAAGCTCTGTATGAATACCTTCCGAAACAGATCGCGCCGATGGTCAAGGCCATGATCGAGGGCCGCCAGCCGCTCCCGAGCGGAGCCGCGATGCGCAACCCGGCGACGCTTGCCTTGATCGACGCCGCCCATTCAGTTGATCCGACCTTTGATGCGACGAGCTGGGGCGCGCGGGCTGCGGGCGCGAAGGACTTCACCTCCGGCAAGAGTGCCGAGATGGTCCGCGCCGCCAACCAGACACTGGCTCACGTCGGATCGCTGCTCGACGCCATGGATAATCTTGGAAACACTCGCTTCCCGATGGCAAACGCCGTCAAGAACTATGTCGGCGAGGCAACCGGAGCGGGCCAACCTGGCGCGTTCAGGACCAACGCTCACGCTGTCGCGGAAGAGATGTCCAAGGTCTTCAAGGGCGCCAATCTGTCCGATGCTGAAATCCGGCATTGGGAGCAAAACCTGTCCGAGAACATGTCGCCGGAGCAGCAAAAGGCGCAGATCGCCAAGCTCTCGGAATTGCTGCACGGCTCGTTGGCCGCTTTGGAAGAGAAGCGGTTGGCCGCTATCGGCCCGATGGCAGCGGAGAAGGCCGGCCCCGTCATCAAGGCCGAGGGCCAGAAGGTGCTCGAGCGAATTGACAATTGGTTGAAGAGCAATGGTTCGCCGCAGCAATCCGCTCCCGCCGCCAAGCTTCCATCTGGTTGGTCGGTCCAGGTCCGCTGATGCCAACATTCGATTTCACCTCGCCTGACGGCAAATCCTATTCGGTCCAAGGACCGGAAGGGGCAACGCCGGAGCAGGCGTTCCAGATGCTCCAGCAGCATCTTGGCTCAGCCCCTCCGGTGAGCATGGGCGAGGATGCCGCCAAGTCGATCGGTGCCGGCCTTGGCAACGCTGCAGTCAGCACTCTTGGCCTGGGCGGCGACGCACGCGAGATCGCAACCAAGGGGCTCGATCTAGCTGGCTCAAAGCTTGGCTTCGATACGTCAGGCATCAAGTCTGCGGCTTCGGCTGCCTCCAAGGTCATTCCCGGCCTCGGCTTACTCGCAAGCGCGCCGACCTCGCAGGACATCCGCTCTACCGTAACCGACCCAATCGTCTCGCCGGACTACCAACCCCAGACGGCGCTTGGCGGCGTTCTGAAGACTGGAGCTGAGTTCCTGCCGGCGATGGCCGACCCCGAGCTTGCCGGGCCTGGATTGCTCAAGACGGCAGGCAAACTGTTCGCAAGTCGTGTAGCGGCTCCCGCTTTGGCTAGCGAGGGTGCTGGGGCGCTTACGCAGGGGACGGCGGCTGAGCCGTATGCTCGAGCTGCCGGCGCTCTGTTGGGAGGCGCCGGCGCGGCAAGGGGCATCAACGCCATCTCCGAGGCTCGGGCGCTAAAGGCGGCAACTCCGGCTTTGGCTGATGTGAAGTCGGAGGCGACCAACGCTTACGACGCCATGACGAGCCGAAATGTCGCGACCCCCATCCATCAATCGACGCTGGATAATCTGGCTGACGACATTACCCAGACCTTGAACAATAAGGGAATTCGCCCCTCGACGGCTGAAAGCATCCACAAGGCGGTTGCCGAGATCAAGTCGCCCGCCACGGCCGGCGCTGCTGACGTCGCAGACCTCGTAGCGGCTCGCCAGAACGTCAAGAGCCTCCTCGGCGCCCCCGATGCCAATAAAGCCGGTGCATTCGTCGCTCTTGGCAAAATCGAAAACGCGATCGAACAGAACTCGCCCGGCACGATGGCTAAGATCCGCGAGGCGGACAAGAACTATGCGGCTGCGAAGGCGACCGAGGCGCTAGATAAGCGATTGGCCCGCGCTGACCTCCGCGCTGCGGGCGAACATTCCGGCATGAACATCGGCAACAAGATCAGGCAGCAGGTGACGAATTACCTGTTGAGCGCCGAGGCGAAATACCTCTCGCCGGAAACCAAGGCCGACCTCGAAAAGATCGTCAAGGGAACGGCCAGCCAGAACCTCGTTCGCCATGTCGCCAACCTTCTTGGCGGCGGCGGCGGTCTCGGAATGCTTGCCGGCGGAACGGCTGGCTATGAGGCTGGCGGCTTGCCTGGCGCTATTGCTGGCGCTGCTGCTGGCCGCGCTGCCAAGATGTTCAACAACCGGGCGGTTGTGAAGCAAGCAGAGCGGGCTGCGGAAGCCATCCGGCGCCGGTCTCCATTGGGGCAGGCAAACCCAGCCATAATGCCCCCTAAACTCAGCGTGGCGCTTTCAGCGTTGCGGCCCGCGCTTCTTACGCGCCCGTATTTCGGCAACATCGTTCCAAATCAGAGTGGCGATTAGCGCGAAGCCGACCCCGGCCACGCCTGCCAACGTCTTATTCGGTGTGATCTCAAAATAGATGTTCGCCGACACCACTGCAAACACGATCAGACTTTGAAGGCAAAACCACCACATGGCTCTAGACCAATCCTTGCTTGATGCCATCAAGGGGTTTGAAGGCTATTCCCCTCAAGCTCAGTGGGATTACAAGCAGTCCAGTTCTGGCTACGGCACGAGAGCCCAACCGGGTGACGAGAACCTTCCGCCAGATCAACTCAAGGCCATCCACGAACAGCGGCTTCAGGACGAAGTTACCAAAGCTGCGGCTGCCGTAGATGGCTTTGCCCCGGACCTCCCCCCAGGCGTCCGGGCCGCCCTCACGTCGCTCACATATAACGCAGGACCGGGCTGGCAGCAATCAGGGCTCGGGCAGGCGATCAAGTCCGGCGACTACGACAAGGCGAGGGAAATCTTCCTTCAGTACAATAAGGCCGGCGGAGAGGTTAATCCGGGCCTTGTAGCGCGTCGCCAGAAAGAGGCGGCATGGTTCACGGGCCAGCCCCAGCCCGCACAGGCAGCCCCCGCTGCCCCGGCAAACGCCACTCCGGCGCCTATGTCGATCACGCCACAACTGGCTAGCGCCCAGCCTCCGATCTTTCCGCAGCAGGCTCCTCAACAGGCCGCACAGGCCGATCAGGGTTTCTTCGCCCAGATTCCCGCTGAGCAGGCCATCCAGGCCCCACCCATCCAGTTCGCCCAGCGTCGCCCCGTCAACCTGACCGCTCTTCGCAACGCGCTCGCACAACGCGCCCCCATCTTCCCGAAAGGTTAATTCATGACTGCTGGTGCTGTTTCGAGCTGGTCGCAGACCGCGGCAAGCAACGCTACCGCTGACGCCACGATCAATTGGGCCGAGGGCATGGCGCCGAGCGCGGTCAACGACTCCGCCCGCGCCATGATGGCATCCGTTGCGAAGTGGCGGGATGACCTCTCCGGCATTCTCATCACGGCCGGCACGAGCACGGCCTACACCATCACATCAAACCAGGTCCAAACGTCGAATACGGACGGGTTTACGGTTCAGTTTACGCCGGGGGTGACGAATGCTGGCGCAACCACGCTCGCGGTTGACAGCCAGACGGCGAAGCCGCTCCGGTTCCTGACGGGTATTGATCTGCCGTCCGGTGCGCTGGTTTCCGGTTCTCTCTACCAGGCGACCTATCGCGCGGCCTCGTCAGAATGGTTGCTGCACGGCTTCAACGATGGAGCGTTGTACGGCATCCCGATCGGGTCAACTATCGACTATTTCGGATCGACCGCTCCGAATAGCTCTTTTGTCCTCGCCTATGGTCAGGCGATCTCTCGAACGACCTATGCAACGCTGTTCTCTCTGTTCGGCACCACCTTCGGGACGGGTGACGGCTCGACCACATTCAATGTCCCCGATCTTCGTGGCCGCATCATTGCCGGCAAGGACGATATGGGCGGCTCTGCTGCGAGCCGGCTGACCTCGACCTATTTCGGCGTGAGTGCCGCAAGCGTTGGTGCGGTTGGTGGTGGAGAGTCGAAAGCGCTCAGCACCAGCAACCTGCCGCCATACACCCCGAGCGGCAGCGTGACCATTAACAGTTTGGTGCAGAACGTTCGGCAATTCTCCAGCGCCGGGACGAACGACAGCAACACACTCTCGCTCGGTAACAACGGCGGCGCGAACAGCTCGAACGGCGTTCCGTTCATCAGTGGCACTGGCACATTGAATGGCACCGCGCAAGGCGGCACCAGCGCACCATTCGCAGTGGTTCAGCCGACGATCATCGCGAACAAGCTGCTCCGGATCATCTAGAGCAGGGCTTTTCGAACATCCCTCCATTGTAGTCGTAGCACTTAGCCTCGCCGGTCCACCATAGCGCAGCAAGAAACGCTGCGACGGCGCAGATTAGTAAAACTGTCGATTTCATTCCAAGCCCTCTGCGGGTGGAATCCAACACCACAACTGACCCGAGAGTCAACCCACAATGGCAGATTTCGCCAGCGCACTCATGCGGCTATGGCCGAACGGCGATCAGAAAATTCCAGGCCTTCGCGCCGGGATTATTGCATCTGCGCCCGCCGTTTTCGCCAAATACGGGATCAAGGAGCCGCTGATCCTGGCGCACATCATGGCCCAGATCAGCCACGAGTGCGGGGCGGGTCACGATGTTGTGGAGAACCTGAATTATAAGGCCGAGCGCATTATTCAGGTCTGGCCCAGACGCTTTGGCTCGCTAACCGAGGCGCTGCCTTATGCCGGCAACCCGAAGGCCCTTGCGAACAAAGTCTACAACGGCCGGATGGGTAACCGGCTCGGCTCTGATGACGGCTGGGATTTCCGTGGCCGTGGCGGCTCTCAGACGACGGGCAGGGAAGGCTATGAGCGGGTCAAGAAGCAGACGGGCCTTGATGTCGTCAACCGTCCCGAAATCCTGATCGACCCCAAGTATTTCCTCGAGTGCGCCGTCTCAGACGTCATCAATTGCGGCTGCATTCCGTTCGCCAAGGCCGATAACGTCGAGGCCGTCACCAAGGCGCTGAATGGCGGCTATATCGGGTTGGCTGAGCGCAAGGCGTGGCTGGCTAAGTGGAAGGCGCTAGATGTGCCCGTCCCGAAGGCCCCCATGGTTATCCTGCCGCCAAATCCGCCGCCGCCTGATGTGCCAAAGACCGAACCTAAACCAGCCCCAGCGCCCTCGTTCTGGGGCGCTTTCTTTAGTGCCATCCTCAACCTCTTCAGGAGAAAGTAATGCTGCTTGTTGCCATCGCGTCAGCCGCCGCTGGCGGTGCCGCTGTCTGGTTCGGCAAGGACTGGATGATGAAGTTCTTCATCGGCGCCGTTGCCTTTGAGAAGAGCCTTGAGGCCAAGATTGCCGCGCTGAAGGCCAAGATCTAATGGGCCTGTTTGATATCACTGGCCTCGGCGGCATCACCGACGTTCTGAAAGAGCTGATCCAGCTATTTCCGAATGCCGAGCAGCGCGCCGCAGCCGCCAACAAAATCCAGGATGCGGAATCGGCAATCGCGGCTGCCCAATCAGCCACAAACACGGCGGAAGCATCTAACCCATCGATCTTTGTTTCCGGCTGGCGCCCCGCGTGTGGCTGGGTTTGCGTCGTCGGGCTGACTTATTCGGCGGTTGTCGCGCCAGTCTTCTCGTGGCCTGCGGCTGATGCGAACACATTGATCAGCATCCTGACTGGAATGCTTGGTCTGGGCACGATGCGCTCTGCTGAGAAGATCACGGCGGTGATCAAAAAGCGATGATGATAGACTACACAATTACGGTCGGAAACATCGTTGAAATCGGCAGCATCGTCATTGGCGGTCTTTACGCTCTCGCCACCATCAAGAGCAACGTCGGACTTCTGAAAACAGAAGTTTCGGAGATGCAGAGCGAGATCAAGAAAATCAGCGAAGTCCTGATTAATCAGGCTGATCAGAATCGCCGCATCATCCATCTTGAAGAGGACGTTCGCGAGCTCAGGCACGGTAGGGGATTTGTGCAGGGT